TTGATAGCATCTGACAACCCACCTTCACCAACTGCGATAAGTGCATTGTTTGCCGCAATACCCATGTTAGATAGTGATACTGATAAGTTCTTTGATGCTTTTTCCATACCACCACCAAAGTCTTCATTAAGACCTTCAAGTAGTGCATCTTTTAGCTGTGCCGCACCTTCTGCTGATTTACCAAACTCTGATACTTCTAGTCTTGCTAGACCAAGTTTCTCTTCAAAGATTTTAAATACTGGAATACCTCTATCAGCAAGTCTGTTCAAGTCTTCTAGTCCTAGACCACCTGATGTAGTTCTTGCAAACAAATCTGTGATAGCGTTAAGTGAACCAACTCTATCTGTCGTAACAGAAGCCATATCACCAAATGTGGTTAGTAGTTCTTCTGTTGGTTCAATACCAGATGCTTTTAATTTAATGAATGTTTCTGTTAGAGTTTCAATATCAAATGGTGTTCTTGTTGCAAAGTCGTTAATAAACTTAAATGCATCATCACCTGCTTTTGCTGAACCTGCTACAGTTTCTAATGTAGTTTTTAAGTCTTCTGCACGTGAACTTGCTTCTACTACTGACTTTGTAAATGAAGTGATACCTGCAACTGTAATTGCACCTGCAAGTAGACCTTTAAATTTGCCGAATGATCCAGATGTTCGTTTGATTGACTTATCAACTTTATCAAACTCTTTGTCGATCTTACCGACTTTGCCTTTCATTGGATTAAGCGACTTTGAGATAGCGTCTAATTTTCGACTTGCTTTATCCAGTGCCGTTATTTCAATTTGAATATTAGCGTTTGCCATGTCGCTTACTCCGTTTCTCTTTTAGTTTTAAATACTCTGCCCACCCAATAAACTCGGATGCTGACATTTCCATAATCTCATCAACTGTCTTGTGTAGCATTTCTGCCAACTGAAACAAGAAATATGTGTCAGCATCCTTTGTTAGTTTTTTGCAATATCTTCTGCAACAGGTTCGACATTGAGTATATGTGTAGCGATACGTGTAACAACATCTGGATCGACTGAATTCATCATGTCGAACTTGTCTGCCACTGTAAACATTTTGCTACCATCTTCTTTCAAAGCACGTGAGATTAGCACTGCCGCCAATGCTTCTGCTACTTTGTTTTCACGATGTAATGCAATGATCTCTTCAGTTTGTTTCAGAGTTGCACTGCCCTTGAAGTAAATCTTTGTATCCCATTCTGGACACTCGACCCATTCAAGTTTGTCTGTTAGTTTAGTTTTAAAATGCCCCTTGGCATTTGCTATTACACTCATTGTATACCTCTTATGTTGTTGTTTCTGTCAAGTCACCTGAACCAGTGAAGTCAAAAGAAACTGTTACAAGTTCTGCTGTTGCCGCATCTACTGATTTAGATGTAACGATTGCGTCACCTGTGTATGTGCCTGATCCTGCGCCACCTTCAACTAGAACAACTGACACTGTTGTGCCTACTGCGATAGTTGCTGTTTGTGCTGTATCTGCAAACCCTTCAATTGAACCAGACCATGACTTTAGAGAACCCATGTTCTCTTTCCAACCGCCAGAACCAAAGTTCGTGAATTCTAATGTGTCTGCTTCTACTGAAATAGACCATGATGTGATTTTAGTAACGTTAACTTCTGATCCTGCTGAACCTACTGCTACGCTACCATCTTTACCTGTAATAACTGCCATTGTTTTCTCCTGTTAGCCTTTATCTAAGTCACCAGATTGGTGAATATACTGGATACGAACAATAATCTGTATCGCACCTAATGGAAAAAGAACACCTTCATCGGTGTTCACTTCCGTCACTAGAGTATCAATGGCATATCCACCTCTTGATACGTCTTCATATAATTTCTCTTCAATTTCATCTAAAAGTTTGTTTCTTGCTGAATCAAGATACTTACCTTTAACAAAACCTGTAAGAATGTATTCGATTGTTCCCTCACGTGAATAGCCCATGTGAATATCAGTTTTTAACTCTGATCCACTTTGAACTAGAACTGCGGGAATTTGAGCATCACTAATTTCATCTGGCTCAAAAACATCACGTGTTACAAATTTAACTGACTTGATGCTTTTAAGTGATTTGACAATATCTTTGGCGATATTTTCTCTATAACTAGTTTTGCTCATAAGTTTCTCTCAAATTGTCTGCGAAACGCATCGGTTATGAATTTAATTTCTTGTGGTCTTACACCAATGAATGGTCTTTTCTTACCGACTTGTTTGGCTTTATTTTCTTCTTCTTTGCGTGAAAAAGCAACTTTTACTTTCGTGTTGTTAACTCTTTCTACACCAAGATTAGAAAGCATACGCCCACTAAAATTCAAGTCTGGTTTTGTTCCACGCCCTTTTTCTTTTCTGTAATCAGCATAGTCACGTGAGTAGCGTTTAAAGCCACCCAACAAACCTACACCTCTACTTGTTCTATCAACAATAGTTTCTACTGCTTTCTCTGCACTTCTATTTAGAGCTTTTGGAATTGCTCTATCTAGATTGCGCTTGTAAGAAGCGACAAAACGATCAAAGTCACGTGTGTTGACCTTAAACCCCATTAGCGAACTAACCTTCTTGTATGGAATGGTTGTTTCTCTGATTCAGTTACATTATCATCATTGTTGAAATCGTACTCTACCCCATCACGTAAGACAGAGTTAAATTCTTCATCATACTTTTTACGATAGTGCATCATCATTACTTGAAACTTGTCTTCATCGCCACTAGCATTCCACTTTGTTAACTGCGGTAGAGCGTATTCTGAAAGAACACGATAAACAGCACAACGTGTAAACTGCGATTCTGTAAGACGGTCTGCATCCATTTCCAAACTTGGTAGAGAACGTGAAATATCAAAGTTAGTCATATTTCTAGAACGAACCCACCATTCATCTCGTAATCTGCGTAAGATGTCTTCACGTGCTTTTGCATGATATGAATCAAAATCATCAATACCATATTCTAAGATGTCTGCTTGATATTCTATTAAATTGTCGTCTGTTGACATTGCCATATGCGTTCTCCTAGTAAGCAAATAGAGAAGGGGATAATCCCCTTCTCTTAGTTTAAATTAAACTTATGCGTCTGCTAGTGTTGAGTCTGCTGACATTGCAAAGCCGTAGTTGTCATATAGAACACCATGACCATATACTGCTGTTGCTACCAATTCGTTTGCACGAAGTGATGCGTCACGCTGTTGCTCAATTTGAATGTCTTGCATTGTTGCTAGACCTAGTGCATCACGGTGGAAGATACCGCCGATTGAGTCGCCAGTTGTGTGTGGAACGTTTGCTGATTCGAAGATACGAACACCTGCGATTGTGCCTACATAACCAGTACGTAGTGCTTCATTTGACAAATCACCTGCGTGACCTGCGAATGTGTTTGACAAACCTGATTTCATGTCGTATGCAACTAATGGGTTTACAACACAGAAGATGTCTGCGCCTGAGATGCCATTGTTACGTAGTTTTGCTACTGCTTCAAACATTTGTGCCGCTGTCATTGCTGTTGTTGCACTACCAATTGTTGCCGCTAAGTTTGCGAATTCACCGATCAAGTCTTGGTCCATTTTCTTCGCAATTGCTTCGCCCATTAGACGACCTGCATCTGCTACAACATTTGATGATGATGTGCGTAGTGCTAGATCAGTTACAGTTGCCATTACACCTACTTCTGATACAGTTAGAACTGCTGAGTCAGTTGATAGTGTTGCTTCACCTGCTACTGTTAGGTCTGTGCCTTCAGCTACGTCGATAGCTGTTACTGGTGCGTATTTTGGAACAGTAATTGTTTTACCGTTGTTGTTACCCATTGTGAAGTTTTTCACTAGGTTACGCATGATTGATTGTTCTTGTGCTTGGAACATTGCTTCTGCTACGATTGACGGTAACAGATCATTTAATGTAGTTGTTGTTGAGTTAGCCATGATAATTCTCCTATTCTGGCGTTAAGTTAAAGCATACCCTGCTTTTTTCTCCACTCTGCGTATTTCGCTCTGTGGTCTGGGTTGCTCATATCTAGTTTAGATACATCCAAATCGTTTGAACGCACCTCGCCTCCTACTTTACCTGTGCTACCTGTGCCTGATGCACTAGGAGCCGCAAAGTGCGGGTTTGTAGCTAGAAAATCTTTTACTAGATCATCAACGCCCATTTGAGAACCATC